ATGCAGAACAGACGCGGAACGAAAAACGGAACGAAGGCGGAACGGCCGTGGGCTCCGCCTCGGGGGATCCGCTTCTACGATCGGCCCGATCGGCCCAAGCCGTTTCTCATGTCGTGGCGACCCAAGGCAAATGCTCCGGTGCAGACGCTTTCTTTTGGCGATGCGGCCGCTCGCGAGCGGGCCGGTCGACGGCTCGCCGAGGAGCGCGCCGCGGAGGGCGAGATTGCCATGTCATGGAACGCGGCCGGGTGGCGGGAGTTCCTCGAAGCCAAGGCGGCCGCCGAGGGCGCCGATCTGCGCATCGTCGTCCACGAGTGGAAGTCCGGCCGCGCGGCCGCCGGGACTACCACGGATGCCCACTCGATCTCCGTGCCGGCGGCCGTCGAGAAGTATTTCAAGCTCCGCCTGGGCGAAGATGTGCGCGAGGGCACCGACACTTTTCGGCATCTGGATCTTCACCTGCGGAAGCGGTTCGCGGTCTTGTTCAAGGGGCACATGCTCCACCAGGTCACCAGCGACGAGATCCGCGATTGGATGAACGGGCTCAAGAATCCCGACAACGGCGAGCCGATGAGTGTGGTGACGAAGGGGCACCATCGAAAGAACGTGAACGCCTTCTTTGATCGAGCGGTGATGGAGGAGTGGGTGCGGGCAAATCCTTGCGTGCGGGTGAAGGCGCCGAGCGCAAAGCTCGCCGACGAGGAGGACGATGACATTGCCGGCCGCGTGATCCCGGTGGCGGATCTGGAGAAGCTCTTCAAGGCCAACCGCGACCAGCCGGTGATCGGCCGCATGGCGCTCGAACTGTTTGGCGGGCTGCGGGCGGCCTCGGCCGAGCGGATGCTGCGCGAGCATGTAAACTTTGAGGACAAGGGGCTGACGATGCCGGGGGTGCGCCACAAGTCGGGAAAACGGAAATACCGCGCCGGGCATCCGGAGGCGCTGTGGGCCTGGCTAAAGCACGCCGGCGACCGGATGTGGACGGAGGTGGACGAGGGCAGCTACGGCTATTTAAAGACGCAGGCCTTCATCCGGGCAAACGTCACCAATCCGGGCAACGGGCTCCGGCATTCGTTCGTGAGCTATCATCTCGCGCTTAATCGAAACACGCCGCTGACGTCCTACCTCGCGCAGCATCGGCGCAGCTCCACGACGGATGGTTATGAGGGGCTGGCCACGGAGGCCGATGCGAAGCGCTGGGCTGCAATCTTGCCCTGAGCGTAGATGCCGGCAGGGTGGAGGGATGAAAACCTTTTGGGCGGTGCTTGCGGCGATCTTGGTGGCGGCGGGATTGATCGGCGGATTCGTCAAATATCAGGTGCATGCTGAGAAGGTGCAGGCGGAGAAGCTGGCCCAGACGCGCTTTGTTGCGGCCGAGACGCTCAAGTATATCAGGGAGGAGGAGGGGCGGATCTATAAGGAGCCGACCCGGGCCCGGGTGGAGTCGTTCGCGAAAGTCTTCCGCCTCTCGACCAATTTCATGCCGGACTTGCCAGCGAATGAGCGGGCGAGGTTCGTCGGGCAGATGAACGAGTTTTTATCGATGGCGAGGAAGTCGGTTTCGGGTGAACCGAACTTGGTGGAGTTGATGCCGAAGCCGCTGGAATGATGGCGCGGCCGGAGAGCTTGGCAGGATCAACCGGCATCCAAGGGGGGCTGGTCAATGCGCGACGCCTGAGCTGCCTTCCAGTCGGGCCACGCGGAGGCTCACTTCGGCCACACTCGCCTCCGCCGTCACTACCCGGGATCGAAGCTCGATGATCTCTCGATCATGCGTATCCGCTTTCTCGTGAGCCACCGCCTGCGCCTTCTCCTGCTGGCTCACTGTCCTTAGCACCCAGAGGATGCCGGCGAGCGTGAGGCTAGTGAGGACGGTGTTGAGGTCGAGGGTGAGGTTCACTGTGGTTTATTAAGCGGTATGAAGGGGGCGGGCGGCGAAAAGGTCAGGGGCGAGGGCGGCGAACGCCGCGCCGATCTTGGTCTTGTCGGCCAGGTCGAGGCCTTGGTCGAGGGCAGTGCGGGCGAGGGTCGCCGTATCGGCGCCTGCGCTGCGCTCGAGGGTCACGAGGCCGGAGGCGATTCGGGCGGCGAGGCCGCCTATGTTCGCCCGGTAGGCGAGAGCGGCCACGGTGGCGATCACCGAGAGCAGGGTGCCGGCGGCCGCGGCGGCGCGCATCCAGAGCAGGGAGGCGGCCAGGTCGGCGTTGGTATCAGCTATGTCGTGGGCCCGAGTCTGGGCGGCAGTAAGCCTGGCAGCGGTGGTGGCGAGGGAGCGGGAGAGGGTGGCGTTATGGCCTTCGGTGGCTCGCTGGCGCACTTCGGCTGCGGCGAGTATCTGGGCGTCGGCGGAGCGGAGGTCGGCCACGAGTTGTCGGACGTTGGCGAGTTGTTCGGAGGTGGCTCCAGGGACGGCTTGGGTTAGGAGGTCGGTGGTGTTGCCGGCGAAGCGTTGGGTGAGCGTGGCTTCGGTGGAGGGAGGGAGTGCGGCGGCCGCTTGGGCGGTCTTCTCCGCCTCCAGGCGGGCTGCGAGCAGCTGGGCCTCACGCGCGTCATCATGCCGATTCTCGGCGGCAGTAGTGGCGCGCTCGCCGCGGTGCGTCCACCAGGAGAAGAAGCCGGTGCCGGCGCCGGCAGGCGCCGTGGAGCAGCCGGTATAGAGGAGGCAGAGGCCGAGGGTGCAGAGCGCGATAAGGAAGGGCGAGAGCCGGCAGCGGCTGAACGCTGCGAGGGCCCTGAGGACGTGGCGGGCGGCGCAGCCGAGATGATACCAGCCTTGGGCGGAGGGTCTGAGGGGCGAGGGATGCTGGCAGGCGCAGCTCATGTGAAGAGGCGGACCAGGAAGTAGCTGAGGCCGATCACGGCCCCACTGGCCGCGATCGCCAGGGCGAGGAGGAACTGCATGGCGTCGCGGTCGTCGGGGGGCTGCGGTCTCATGGGTTGAGGGCCGAGGCTTCGCGGAAGTAGGCATCAACCTCGGCATCGGTCTTTCCGAGGGCGGAGGTAAGGCTGGCGATGGTGGGGCTATCCCGGCGGATGTAGTTACCGTATTCCCAGACTCGCAGAACTATGGTGCGCTGGGGCTCGGCGAGCTGGCTGAGGATGCTATTGATGGAGGAGGTGAGGCCGGCGAGATCGAGGATCGCGCGGATGGCCCACATGGGAACCTCGTGGGGCACGGGTGCTGGAGCGGCGGGCGGGCTGGCTATGTCAGTTTCAATGGCCTCGGGTGATGGCTGGGCGTTGGCCGGGATGCCGACTATCCGACCATCCGGGGTGGCGATAATGTAGGCGTGCTCTTCATGATCTATGACGGCGCCGAGGGTGCAGAGGTATGGTAGGAAGTCGCTCATTGTGTGCGGTGCCCCGTGACCGTGGTCCGTATGGCGGTGCTGACCGTGGAGTTGATCCAGATGGCAGTGGTAGCGAGTTTGCGGGTAGTGGGCGTGAAGACGTTTATGCCAGCGGCAAGGGCCCCGCTGGATTTGTAGGCATTGGATCCGCTGCTGTGGCCGATATAGGTGGTGGGGGTGCCACTGGCAGGGGTCTGCTCGATCGTCTCGATGACATCGGCGGCGATATCCACGAGGGCGCCACCGAGGAGCTGTTGGTTGCCGGAGGTTGCTGTATCGGCGACAATGCGCCACTGGCGGGCAGAGGAGATCGGGCGCATGCCTGCCGTCAGGCGGGCAGCGTTGCCGCCGATCTCAGTGATATCATCGACGCATAGGATGGGCTGAATGCGTGGCAGTGAAAGGGCGCCGATGGCCTTGGTCGAAAAGTCGTCAAAGCGGATAACCGAGCTGTTTGAGGAGGTGCTATAGATCGTAAACTGATTATTCGGCCCCATGTAGAAATCGTAACTGACGGCAGTGGGGGTGCCGCTGGGGGTGAACAGAATTTCAACGCCGGCGGAGTTATAGCCGAGACGCAACTGGGGGGCGGTGCCCGAGATGAGTGTGCAGGTGAAGGTTACCCGGGTGTAGTAGTTTGCATTTACCGCCCGGTAGGCCGCAGATGCGAGTCGCACGCCAGTCGCGCCAGTCGCGCCCAGAGTAAGATCGAGCGCAGATGCGGTATTGGCGACGGTAGCGGTGCCGATCAATGATGTCCAGTTACCGACTCCCGCGCCCGAAAAGTCCCGATCCTGCGACGCCGAGATCAATTCAAGGCAGTCGCCTCCAGCCATGACCCATGTGGGAGCACGGCCAGTCGTGCGCCAGGTGTCGCTCTCGGAGTCGGAGAGGTGGGCGTTGATCCAGCAGCCGAGAGGAACGGGACCTAATGGCCAGTTATGGCCGGTGAGGTGAGTGGTCGCGACAAGCGAGGAGTCGAGCCAGTTGGGCAGGGTGCCGACCAGAAGATCCGTGAGTGACTGCGTGATACCATTGATTCGCAGCACAGGCTGGGATGTGCCCGCGGTGATGCGCACATCAAGCCAGATACGCTGGCCGGAATAGAGCGAGCGGAAGGTGGTGGCGGTATAGGCGCTCCGCGAGTCGTTCGCAGCGGGGGAGGCGCCCATCTGGCGAATTAGCAGAGAACCGTCAGTGCGGAGAGTCACAAAGAGGCTCCATGCAGGGGAGGTGTTTGTGCTGGCGAGGTTTGGCGTGGCGCTACTCGATATGCAGGCGATCGCGGCGACGGCGCTGGGATTAGCGGTAGGCACTTCGACCCAGCCGACCCATGAGGCGAGCGCGGCGCCGGCGAGATTGCCGCGGGTCCCGGGTGTCTGTAAGATCGCGCGGTTGGCGATCGCGCCGTCCGAATAGATGTAGTCGGTGGCTGGCCGAGTAGACATCTCGTTGCGCAGATTGGCGACCTCGGTATAAATACCAGAGACTCGGGTCCAGCTGCCGCTCGTGCCGTTGTAGCGTGCCTCATCTCCGAGCACCCAGGTGATACTCTGCGAGGTGCCAGCAGCCGTGATCGCGTAGCGGTCGCCCGCGGCGGTCGAGGTAGCGGGCACGCTCGCACCGGAGACCCCGCCTTTGAATTGCGCTGCGATGGCGTTGGCGGCAGCGGTGGCCGAGGTGGAGGCGGTGCTGGAGAAGCCCGAGGCTAGACCGGCCTGCGTGGTGGCGGTGGAGGCGAAGCCGGAGGCGAGGTCGGCTTGAGTCGTGGCGGTAAAGGCGGATTCGCTGGCGCTGTAGGCAGAATCATACGCGTTGATCTCGGACGCGTATGCGTCTTGGGCGGCGCCCGTGGCGATGCCGGCTTGGGTGGTGGCGTCCTGGGCGGAGCCGGAGGCGTCCTGGGCGGAGCCGGAGGCGAGGGCGGCCTGCGTCGTGGCGATGCCTGCTTGGGTGGTAGCGGTGGTGGCGTGGCCGGAGGCGAGGCCGGCCTGCGTCGTGGCGATGCCGGCTTGGGTGGTGGCGGTGGAGGCGAAGCCGGAGGCGAGGCCGGCCTGCGTCGTGGCGATGCCGGCTTGGGTGGTGGCGGTGGAGGCGAAGCCGGAGGCGAGGCCGGCTTGCGTCGTGGCGATGCCGGCTTGGGTGGTGGCGGTGCTGGCGTGGCCTGAGGCCAAGCCCGCCTGAGTGGTGGCGAGGCCGGCCTGCGTGGTGGCGAGCTGGGCTTTGTCGCTGGCTAATTGGGCGGAGTTGCCGGCGTTGGTGGCGGCCAACTCGGCGGCGTCTTGGGCAGCCAGCGCTTCAGGGGTGACATCGCCTTCCGGGCCTTGGGGTCCTTGAGGGCCGATCTGCGAGGTAATCAGCAGGGTATCGGTCTCGACCTCGAGCACGGTGATGCTGCCTGCGACAGTGACAGTGGTGGCCATGGTCAGGCGGTGATGTTGGGGGTGACCTGCTGAAAGCCTTCAAGGAGGCGGGTGACAGTGGAGCCTTGGACTAACTCGAGGTCATAGGCATAGGTCGTGGCGGACATCGCAGCGGTGGTGGCCGCATCGAGCAGGAGGGTGATCGTGCCGGCGGCGCCGCCGAGCGTGATGCAGGCGTTAGCGGTAGTGAGCGAGATCGTGGGCTGGCCAGCCGAGACGAGATCCATCCGCGCGGTGTAGCCCGTGAGGTTGACTGCGGCAGCTGGGCTGCCGGTCTTCCAGGTCAATGTCTTGGTCCAGGTCGCTCCCTGCGGGATCTGGCCGTCGTAGCGACCGACGGGGTTGGAGGTGGAATCACACGCGCAGCTCATGCAGGCGGCGGCGTGTCAAAGCTGCTTATTTAGCGGTCGTAGACTGCGAGATTTGAAGCACTGCAACAGTCGCGCTGGTCGCGATAAGCATGACCGCGGGGCGCCAGCCAGTAGCCAGGTCTGCCACCGGGGCGATGGCGCCCGGGGTCGCGCTGGCTATAAGCACGTCGCCTTTAGTGACGCCGGTGAGCCCGTGAGTGAAGGCGGGGTCGTAGATGGCGACATCGAGCGGCTGATTGACGCCGGCGGTGTTGGCCGCGATACCGCGGGCGCCGGCCAGTATCGTGGTAGGGGTCGTGGCGTTGGCATCGTATAGGCGAAACTTGGGGCGGTTCATTGAGTCGATCGTGGCGGTGTCTTCGTAGACGATTTGCCCGGCGGTGATAGCGGCGGCGGCTTGGCCGGTGATGATGATGGCGTAATCGCTGGGTGCGACATTCGCGGAGGTGAGGGTGAGGTCGGCCATGGTGAGGAGTGTATTATGGGTTTTCTAAAAGCTGGAGGCGCTCTTCGATGGTGAGGAGGCGCTGGACATAGGCCTCGCGAACGGTAGCTCCAGTAAAAGTGATCGTCTGGCCGACTGGGGGTTGAGGCAGGTCGTAGTTGAAGGATGCCTGGCCGGTCCCCTGGCCCGAGATCTCGCTGTCGTCGGTGGTAATGGTGACGGTAGAGGGAATCTCAAACCCTTCGGTATTGATTAAGTTAAGGGTGACCAGGTGGGGGGTATCTTTCGCCCCGTCGATCAACACGGAAATGCGGACGGCGGTGACCTCAAAGTCGATCGGGTCATCACTGGATGGGGTGGTAAGGTCGATACTGACCGAGCTGGCTTCAGAATCGACTGCCGTCACTAGATCGCCGGCGGTGGCCAGGGCGTCGTAGTAGGAGGCGGGATCGGTTAAGAACTCAGATGCACCTCCAGTCGCCTTGAAGTATGAATCGCTAGGGGCATCCATGAGGTTGCATGAGCCGGTGCCGATGACTGTGAATTGATCGAGCCTGTCGGGGTGAGAATAAATGGCATCGTAGATGTCATACTGCTCCCGGAGCGCATTGGATAGGCCGCCGGTATAGGCTCCGGTGGCGGTGAGCAGGGTGTAATTGAAGACGCCGGCTGTCTCGGTGGTGGATCCCGTCCACGTTCCGTAGGAGTAGTCGTAGACGGGTTTTGAGCAGGCCACGCCGGTGCCTTGGTAGATGGTGCGCTGGAGAGATCCTTGTTGATTAACCGTGCGCCACTTCTTGGCCTGGCCCTCCCATGCGGCAGGGGTTTCGATGTCGTAGGGGTAGAGCGCAGAGCTATAACCGGACCGGCCAAGAAGTTGGCTAGTGCCGGTGCGGGATGTCACGGTGGTGGTGATCGTCGGCATGTTAACCTAAGTAGCTTATGATGGTGCTGGCGGCGGTCTGGGTGATGCCTATTTTGAGGCCACCCCGAATGTCGAGCATAGGGCGGACGGCTTGGACCAGATCATTGTGAAGGCGGGCGAACCCAAGGAGTGCCTTGGGGGCCTTTTTGATGAGCGGCAGGGTGCTTGGGTTTACGTTCGCCATAGTTAAATTGTTATGCCAACGGACCGGCGCTCCCAGATGTTGCCGATGTATCGGACGAGCTTGGATTTCCCCACCACGCGATAGCCGGCTATTGAGGCGTAGCCTTGCAGCGTGGCACATACGGTTTGGTTAGCAGCGAGCGAAAGCTGCTGCGAATAGTCCGCGAAGAATATGACTCCTGCAGTCAGGCCTACGGACTGGACCGGAAGGGCAGCCACGAGCCCGTCCCATACGCCGCTGTCGTATTCGACATTGGTCGCCAACTGGGACCAGTCCCGGTAGGTATAGATCTGCTCATTATTCTGGGGGATCGCACCGGTGTTCGCGTAGCTTCCTTTTTGCCCGATGAGATAGAAGTCGCGTTTGGTTTTCGCCTGATAATTGGCTTGGTTGCCTTTGGTTAGTATACCCAGGTTTGTTATCCTGTAGGTAATGGTGATTCCGTAGGCGTAACTGTAGTAGGTGCCGCATTTTCTGACAGCTGCATAAGAAGGCATCTGCATGCTTATGGTGAATGCTTCGGGGTCTTCAAACGAGGGCGGTATGCTCGCCCAGACTCGATCAAAGGTAACGATCTTGGATCCTTGGATCGGCACGCGGGCAGTGTCGTAGCAGTGATACGCGATCACTCCCAGCTGAGGCAGGATCTCGCGCGGTATCAATGCGTTTTCAGCTGGTTTAGTATAGCCATCGATGTGCTGCATATAGGTCTGAGTTATGACCAGGTGGTTGCGCGCGAGCTCCTGCAGGGGTGTCTCGACGATGGGCTGGCCTTGAGGGACGGCTTCATAGAACGAGGGGGAACCAGGGGGGCGATATTCGGTCATGCTCATATTTTCCAGATTCTCTCAAAGGTTATAATGTCAGCGATGCCGGTTGGAGTCCTCGGGCCGTCTCGATCAAACACAGCGCGCAGGCGCTGCCCGATATCGCCAGGGCAGAGGCTTCCCGAGGGGGCGCGGCGATATGCGGACATACGGCACATGTAGATCTGTCGAATGCTTATTTCAGCCGGGTTATCTTGGTTATTATTCTCATAGATAGGCTGGCCCTGGGGCACCATCTCATCGAATGAGGTGCCTTTGGTGCCGGGATAATAACTTATCGGGGGCATCAGTATTGAACTTCCAGAAGGGTTAGGCTCTCGCGGATCGTGGCCAGTTCTTCGTTGGCTTTGACGAGTTGCTGCGTGACGGCGGCCAGCGGGTCGCGCTCGGAGGTGCTGAGCGACTGGATGCTGCCCTGGACCTGATTGGCCCGGGAGCTGAGCTCGTCGGCTACGCTGACGGCTTGGCCGCCGCGGATCGTCACGCGGCCTTGATCGCGGGCGGTGCGGGCTTGGGCGCGGAGGCGCTCGACCTCGGCGGCTTTGCGTTGGTCCGCCGGCGAGCCACGCTGGCCGGTGGTGACTTCGGTGAGGGTGGCGGCAGATTGATCGGAGAGGGCAGTGGCGTAGGCTTGGCTGGCGGACTGCACGGCCAGGGTGGCGGCCTGCTGCTTTTGGAGCGCGGCGGTGAGCTTCTGGTTGGCCTCGTCACGTTGCTTGGATAGCTTTTCCTCAATGGCGACCTGCTTCTCTTTTTCACTGCTGATCTCGGCTTCGCGCTGCTTTTGGAGGTTGAGGAGATCGCCTTGGCGGTTGATGAGCTCGACCTGAGCTTTGAAGTGAGCGGTCGTGCCGGCTGACGCTGCAGTGACGGCATCTTGGGCATCCTTAACCTCGATGGTGGCGATGGCGATCCGGCCCTCGGTATCGGCTGCTTCTTTGGCGGCGTTGATGCGGGCGTCTGCGACTTCGGCTTCGGCGGCGGCGAGTTCACGTTTGGCAGCGGCCTCTACATCGAGCAGGCGGAGGTTCTCTTTTTTAGTGGCCGCATCTCGCTTGGCCTTTTCCTCGGCGGCGTTGCCTTTGTCGATGGTGTCGATGTTTTCGCCGATCGAGCCGTAGCCGAGGGCGGCGCCGACGCCGGCGACAGCATAGTCCACTCCGCGCTGCACGAAGGCCAGCGCGCCGGCGACAATGCCCATCATGCCCTGTTTGGCGCGGTCCAGGGTATCGGCCAGGGCGGCAGTGCGGGCGACGGCTGGATCCAGCGCGCCGCCGATGGCGTAGGCGGCATCGCGGACCTGCTGCGCGTTATTGAGGACAGCGGAGAAGCCGGCCACGAGGGCGCCGATACCGAGGCCTTTGACTAAGTCGGCTCCGCCGACGGCCTCAAGTCCAGTCTTGGCATTTTTTCTCCAGGCTGAGAAGCGGGCGAGAAGTCCTTGAGGACCGGGATCCGCACCAGCGCTGGCGGAGGCGGTGCCAGCCGCGCGGCTGGATGAGCCGATGGAGGTGGCTGCCATGCCGGTGGTGTCTTCGCGGGCCCGGATAGTGGAGCGGATCGCAGACTCCTCGGCGGAGGCGGCATCCATGGCGCGGTAGCGGGCTTGGGTAATCTTCTCCTGGGTGCGGGCTTGGGCCTCAAACACGGAGCCTGAGTCGCGGGCGCTGCGTTCTCCGGGCAGCGGCATGGCGCCGGCGCGGCGGAGATTGGCCTCGAGCTGCTTGACCTTAGCGGATGAGTTGTCGAGGGCGGAGGAGAACTGCGAATTATTCGCGGTGAGGGTGGCTTGTATGGTGGCGGAAAAGCTCATGGTGCGGCCTCCTGTGAATGGGCCTGGGCGTGACGGACGAGCCAGGGGGCCTTCTCTTCCGGCGGCATATTATTCCACGCGTTGAGGGCCTCGCCCTTGAGGCGGTCGGAGGGAGTGAAGTTGATGTAGTCGCTGCCCTGCTTGCGTGACTCAAGGGTCTTGAGGTATTGAAAAAGACGGCAGAGCGGGGACTCGATGAGCGGTTTACCGGTGGCGGGATCGAAGGCGCCGAGCTCGACAGCCAGCGGGGCGAGCAGTCCGGCGAGGAAGTGGGTGGAGAGGGGTGCGCGAGGGGCGCTGGGGGTGGACTGAGTGAGGCCGGAGTCGGCGAAGATATCGTCGAACCAAAGTTTGAGCGCGGCATGATCCTCGAGGAGGCGCTCGGGGTCGAGCCAGCGGAAGCGCAGGCGGGCGGCATGGCGGCGATAGGCGAGGCCACTGAAGAAGCGGGGCGGGGGCTCGAGGCGGAGGAGCCAGAGGATGGCGATGAGGTGATCGGGAGCGGCATCGGCCGCATCGCCGCAGACGAAGGGGGAACGAAATCCATCGAGCACCAGCAAATCGTGGGCGGTCAGGGGGCGGAGAGAGATGCCGGCGATGGGGCGGGCGATATCAAGGAAAGCCTCGGCGCGGCGCGCACTCTCGGCCTCGCGCTCGGCAGCGAAGGCGGCGGCGTAGTGCTCGGCGAAATAGTAATCGAAGGCGTGCATGGCGTGGAAATAAAAACGGCGGAGGCGGCTCGGGGCCATCCTCCGCCGTAGTTGGCAGGTCAATACGGGCAGGGACTAGCGATTCTCGCGGGCCTGGAAGGTGCCTTTCCAGATGGATCCTTGGGTCTTGGGCATGGATACCTCGCCGACGACATACTCGGCGGCGTCGACAATGAAGCGGTCGCCGGGAGCGGGCACGGCCTGGGAGGCGGTGGCGAGCTGGAAGGTGGCACTGGCGGTGCGGACATCGTCGACCTGGACGAAGCCGTTGGGTTGGCTGAGATTATCCTTCCGGTCGATCGTGGTAACGGGGAACTTGGGCTCCCAGTTCTCGAGGATGTAGGTCTGTAGGGTGCCAGTGAGGAAGGTGACGGTGATGGAGCCGTAACCGATGGCGACATTGGAGCGGTGAAGGGACATAGGAGGAGTGAGTTAGAGGGATGATTACTTGGCGGTCAGGGACTGGGCGATATCCACGGTCGCCTGGGTGGAGGAGATGGCGAACATGACCACGCAGGGACGCATGGTGGATGCGAGGTCGGCGGCGGGGGCGAGGGCGCCGGCCGTGGCGGAGGCGATGATGATATCGCCCTTGGTGACGGCAGCCAGGCCATGGGTGAAGGCTGGATCAGAGAGCACTACAGTGCAGGGCTGGCCGGCGGCGGCGGAGTTGGCGGCGATGCCCTGGCATCCGTTGAGGATGGCGACGGGCGTAACCGCGTCGGCATCGTATAGCTTCCATTTGGCATTGCCGGCGGAGTCGAGGTCGGCGGTGTCACGGTAGACGGGCTGGCCAGCGCCGAGGGCGACACCGGCGATGCCGTTGAGCGTGATAGCGGAGGAGGATTGTAGAACGGAAGCAGAGGTGAGCGTAAGGTTGGCCATGGAAGTGGGAGGTGTTGCGGTTGAGGGGGTGTCAAATAACTACGGGGCGGAAGGGGGTGTGGGCAGCGGCGGGCATTCGGAAGAGTCGAGCAGGCCGCTGGGGATAAGGACTTGGATGGTGAAGGTGAGGCGTGAGACGTCGCGCTCGCCTTCCTTCTGGAAGAGGATATTGCCAGCGGCCTCATCGACGGAGAGGACGTCGTAAGGCGGAAGGCGCAGGCCGCCAGAGGAGCCGGAGAAAAGGCGGCGGACGAGGCCGAGCAGCGATTGATGGTAGGCTACGCCGTCGGTGCGTGGGGTATTGATCTCGACGGTGACGTTGCCCCGGTGGTGATTGTAAAAGGGCAGTCTTTGGCGGGACCAGCCAAGCTGCCCCGAGGCCTTGATAAAGAGGGAGGCCTCGACGACGAGCCGGGCTACGACGGGAGAAAACTCGGCGGCGGACTGGCTCTCAAAGACATTAGTGGCGCCAAGGGAGCGGAGGCTGGTGGCTATACCGCGCTCGGTGGTCTGCTCGAAGGCATAGAATAGATCGGGGCTCATAGAGAATTGGAATTGAGGGTGAGGCCTGGGTAGGCGCGGAGGAGCTTGGACATATCCTGGAAGACGCCGCGGGAGAGATTCTGCTCGAAGTAGGCGGCGCGGCCCGAGAGGACGGTCTGCAGGATGGCATCCAGGCCAGCCTTAGGGCCATAAGGCAGGCGGTTGATAAGGGAGAGCATGAAGCCTTGCTGCCGGGCCTCCTGCTCGGAGAAGCCGTTGGTTATGGCGCGGCCTTGGGAGGTGAGAGCGGCGCGGGCCTTGGCGAGGCCGGCGCCGGAGATGCCGCCACCGGGGACGCTTTCGAGGGCGATGCCAAGACTGTCGGCGATCTGGACCCAGCTCTGGCGGGCGAGGCCAGCAGAGCGCTTGGCGAGGGGGAGTCGTTTGGAGGCCTGGATCTTGAAGTCGGCCACGGCTTCTTTCAGGTCGATCCAGGTCTTCTCGCCAAAGTGGCGGTTGAGGGGCTTTAGGCCGGCGGAGTGGGTTTGCTGAAATCCTCGGCGGCCTCGGGTGCGGCGCCAGACAACGCCGAAGTCGCCACGGATGCCAGCGTTGATGTAGATGTCGCCCTCGCGGTTGCCGCCGTTGAGGCCGAGATCCTTGACGATGCGGAGTCGCTCGTTGGTCGTGATGGAATCGGCAGGGGCGACTTTAGTGCGGCCGGCGCAGGCCTTGAGGATGGAGCCCGCCTCGGCCATGAGGACGCGCTTCATCGAGACGGGGGCGGCGGAGATGAGCGCCGCGAGGCCTCGATCAAAGCCGGCATGCTCGATTTGAGTGAGGGCAGGCATAACTTTACGCTTTGCCGAGAGCGAACCACCATTCGCCGCCGCGGTGGATGGCGGCGATCTCGCCGATAAGATAGGGCACTCCGCCGATGGTGAGGAGGGCTCCTTTTACTGGAGTGAAGTCAGGGTAGATCGCCATGTTCACCCGGGCGACTATGTCGGGCAGGACGCCGAAGCCGCCGGCCTCGATCTCGCGGCCGGTGCGGATGGCGGTATAGTAGACGCAGATCTCCTGCCCGGCATAGGTGGCGGGCTCGGCATCGGTGGCGTGACGGTGAGCGGCGCCCTGGGCGGCGAAGGCGGCGGCTTGGGAGCGGGACCAGGATGGCATCGAGTGAGGGCGGTAGATGGTGGAGCTGAATGGGTGAAGAAAAAGAAAAGCCCGCAGCGGAGGTGTATCCGGTGCGGGCGATGCTATAGCTACGGGCCGCGTGCTTGACGCGGTGGATCTTAGCCGAGGAGGACTGCGACATGCGCAGGCTTCTCGACCGCCCAGCCCCAGGCGATGCTGACCTCAAAGGTCACCATGCGGTAGCCACCGTAGGCAGCGAGCTCGAAGGCGAGGCCGGTCTTCTCGTCGATGATGGTCTCGCGCATGATGGCCATGTCGCCGGTGGCGGGCAGGGCAGGCAGGCGGGTGCCGAGCACGATCGCATCGCGGCTGAAGGCGAGGTTGGCGGTGAAGCTGTTGCCGATGGTGAGGGCGGTGGCGGAGGCCGGAAGCGCCTTCTGCAGACCGGGCTCGGCGATGACGATCGTGCCAGCGGCAGCGACGCCCGTCTTGACGACGTATTTGTTGGTATCACCGGAGAAGGTGATAACGTCGCCGGCGAGAATGGTGCCGCTGCCGGTGATGACGGGGATGCTGGTGGTGCCAACAGCGAAGCCGGCCGCGCTGCTGGTATAGCTCGTGCCGGTGCCTTTCGTGACGGCGGCGATCTTGGACTCTTCGCGGATGGCGAAGCCGTTGACGTCGATGAGCACGCCGGCGCGGGTGCTGTCACCGGAGAGGCTGGCATTGGCGGTGAGCGGGTTGTTGAGGAGGGTGCGGAGCGCCGCACCGGCAGTCGTGTCGATGACGAGGGAGCGGTCGCTCATGGGCGCGCCGTTGTCGTCGAGGATCTTTTTGACCTGGGCGGACTCGCCGAGGTTGGTGGCGAAGGCGGTGGTGCCAGCGGTGCCGTAGGCACGGGAGGCAGCGACGCGGGCGGCGGCGTAGCCATCGGTGCTGATCTCAGCGACGGCGGCGCGGAAGGCCTGTGCGATCTGCTGCTGCTGGACGGTGAGGTAGCCGGGGCCGGAGTTGATGCCGACGGTGTCTTCGCCGGACCAGCTGAACGGGAAGGCGCGGGACTTGGTGAGGGTGAATGCTACGTTGCCGATAGTCTGATCGGCGGCGGCGGGCAGGGCCATCGCGGCAGTCGTGTCTTTGCCGGCGGTGTTGACCGGGGCGGCAGAGGAGCGGAGGGACTGGCCAACGGCCAGGCGTTCGATACCGGTGAGCCGGTTGGTCGCGGCGATGAGGCCGGTGAGTTCGCGGGAGACTACGTTGAGGGCAACGTAGGCATCGGGGATGAGGTTCGTGAGCGTGTTAGCCATGGGAGGGTGAGTTTAGGTGTTTGAAGGTTAAAGCAGGGTGAGGGTGTCAAAGGGGGCTCAGTCAGTGCAGCGGCCGCCGGCCGCGGAGAAGGCTGCGCGCTCGCGGTTGGAGAGGGCCCGGAAGGCAGTGAGGGTGAGGGTGGCTGACTTATGCCCACCAGCGGCGGACTGGGCGGTGGCAGTGACGGGAGGGCAGCCGGTGGCGGCGAGCTGCTCGGCAGCGCGGGTGCTGATGCGGGCCTCGAGGGCAGCGCTGATATCTGTAGCGGAGTAGCTGGCCTCGCTGGCGGCAGGGAGCTTGACGCCGGCGGTAGCCAGAGCGGCGGTGAAGGCGGCTAGCTGAGCAGTGGCGGACTCGGCATTGGCGCGGGCGGCGCGGAGATCGACCTGGGTGCTGTTGATGGTGGCACCGGCCTGCTCGAGCTCGGCCGAGAGGGTGGCCAGAGCGGCGGTGTGGTCGGCTGCAGCGGGGGCGGGCGAAATAGCCAGGCTAGTGATGTGGGCCTGGATGGCTCCGGCGAGGGTCTGGTCGGCGGAGAGGGTGATACCGAGGGTGGGGAGAAGGGCGAGGAGCTCTTCGGTGGCACGGGCGCGGGCGATGAAGTTCATGATGGTGGGCAGGGTGTCAAAGTTTGCGACGTCGCAAAGGCTCAGGTGGCGAGCTGGGTGAGTAGATCGTCGAGGTCGGTGACGAGTTGATCGCAGAGGCCGAGGCGGAGGGCTTCTGTGCCCATGAAGCACTGGCCCTGCATCGACTCGGATGTGACGGAGGGGCGGGCGGCAAGCACGGCGGTGGTGAAGAGGGCGTAGAGGTCATCAACCTCGGCCTGCCAGCGGGCGATAGTATCGGGGGCGACAGGGAGCCCTTGGATACCGTCGGCTTTATGCTCGCCCGCTTTGATGAGGACCATGCGGTAACCGGCCTCGGCCCAGGCGTCGGACTCGTCGATGATGGCCATGTAGACGCCGATACTGCCGAGGTCGGCAGTGGGAGTGGCGAAGAGTGCAGTGCAGCCAGTGGAGAGCCAGTAGGCGGCGGAGGCGCAGAGATTGTCGGCGAAGGCGTAGATGGGCTTCTGCGCGCTCCACTCGCGGAGGCGGGTGACCAGCTCGGGGATGCCGGTGACAGTGCCGCCGGGGCTGTCGATATGGAGGACGATGCGGGTGACGCGGGGGTTGGCGATGGCGAGGGCTAGATCACGCTGCAGGGTCTCGAGGGAGACGCCGCCGCAATCAGCCTCCATGTCGCTGATCCGCTTCGCACAGATGCCGAAGAATCGGATGACGGCGGTGCCGCCGAGCAGGGGGGCGGTGATGCTGGCCGGTGCAGCATCGGCACGGGGGCGAGTGGGTGCGATGGCGAGGGAATCGCTCGAGGTGACGGGGTGGTGGCCGGCAACAAGGCGCGAGGAAAGCAGGGAGCGAATAGCTTCGAGGGTGGCGGGGCGCACGGCCCACTTGGCAGAGCGGAGCGAGGCGAGGATGTGTGGGTAGCGCATGGTAATCAGGGAGCGAGGGTGGTGGGATCTGGGCTAGGGCTGAGGCGGTTGACGGTATCGACCGAGTCGCCGACCTTGAGGGGGGTGCCAATCTCGTCGGGCTGCAGGCCGAACTCGGCGGCTATCTCCTTGCGTTGGGAGACATACTCGGCCTCGGCCCGGAGCACTGTCTCGGTGGTGGCGCCGAGGCTGCGACGGATAACGGCGGAGTGCGAGTCGAAGCCGGCCCGGACGTTCTCCCGGTCTTGCTGCTGGGCGCGGGAGGCGTCGACCGAGAACTCGGGGGGCTGGGGGATGGCCCAGCGCCACCAGTCGCTGCTCTCGGGGAGATCACCGCGCTTGATGAGTTTGGCGACGAAGTAGCGTGCGATGCGGAGCGCGGGGCGAACGAGCCGGCGATGGCGCGCCATGATGGCCGTGTTGATGTTATCCTGGAAGCCGCGGATACCGGCACCGGTGAGCGAGGAGAGGTCCAGCATCTCCTGGCGCCAGCCCATGCCGAAGAGGGCGCCGCGCTCAATAGTGCGGTCGAAGCTCCGCCAGCCATCGCTGGGCGAGCCACTCTCGTGGGCCTTGAGGTCGCCGCCGCCTGAGCGGACGTAGCGCACGAGGCCGCCCATGAGGACTTGGGACTGGGGCTCGCCGTTGGTGGTGCGAGTGGCGGGGCCAGCACCCATGCCGGGGATGGCAGGGGCCTCGCCGGTAGAATTAGACTCGATAAGGGTGACGGCGGCATGGACTTTCTGCGCCTGCTTCTGAAGGTCGCGAGACTCTTTTACGTCATACCAATCGAGCACCGAGTAGGCGATCGAGGGGAAGGGGCGGCCGTCCGAGAACCAGCGGGGATGGGTGATGTGGACCATGTCCTGGGCGGGGATATCGCGGTCTTCGCTGGGGTCGTGGCCGAGGATGCGGTAGCCGATCTCGGCGGCGGCGTTGTCATAGATAATGCCGTTGATGATGCGGCGGCCGGCATAGGGACCGGATGGGACTACGGAGGAGCCTGAGTAGCGGGAGCCGATGCGGTGAGCCTCGAGGTTTTGCACCTGCGGGAAGCCGGTCTCGGTCTCGGTGAGGAGGGGGAACAGGGAGCCGTCGACGTCGAGGGAGCAGCAGGCGGTCCACCAGATATCAGTCCAGTCGAAGAGCGATCCGCGAACGTCGGCGATATCGAGCGCACGGTGGAGGACCTCGGTGGCACGCTTGCCCCAGGCTCGATCACGGCCGGCGAACTCAGGGAGCCAGCCGCTGGCGGAGACGTAGTCGGCTTTCTGGTCGATGGCTCCGGCGACTACAGAGAAGGCTTCGCGGATCCAGCGGGCATCGTTGAGTATCATCTGATGCTTCTGGCGGGAGAGGAGCGAGGCCATGTCGCCGTCGAGGCGCGGGCGGTCCAGGCGGTAGCGAGACTCTTCGGTGCTGGTGTAGCGGGCGGGCGTCTCGTAGGGGCGGCCAAACTGGTTGAAGATGGGTGTGGCCATGGCAGGGGATGACGGAGTTAAAGGAGGGGCGCAGGGATCAGCGCATGGTAAAGGCAGCGCAGGAGCTGGCCCGGGGGGCGGTATCATCAAGCTCGAGCAGGATGGACTCGATCGCTTCGAGGAGCAGGCCTTTGGGGCAGGTGATCTCGCCGGAGTGACTGCCGCCCTCGGCGGAGAGGGAGGTGAGGGTGACTGTCTCGGTGGCGCTGGCGAAGGTCGTGTCGGCCATGGCGCGAAGTCCGGTCAGGTTGGAGGCATACTTGCGGCGCAGATACTGGCGGAGGGTGGCGAGGAGGTTATAGTCGGCGGGCATCTCTTGCCGGGGCGTGTCAAAGCTCAGGCGGTGCGGGGGCGGGCGGACTTTTCTGAGTCAGCACGGGCGCGGGCTTTATCTGCCCGGATGCGGGGCAGGAGCCACTCGAAGAGGACGAGGGCGAGCTTGACGGCATCGCCTTTGTGGTTGGCGCCGGGGTTTTCGTCCCACCGGCCGTCATCTCGGCGCTGCTCAGCGGTGAGCTCGGCGCAGGTCTGGGCATCGAGGTCGAGCGGGAGATAGAGGCGGGGGGGAAGATTGAAGAGGACAGGATCCTTTCCCTCGGCTTGTGCTTGCACGATGTCTTTGGCGCGGCCGATTCGGCCTTCGTAGAGCTTGGTCTTGTAGGTGTCGTCGGAGAAGAAGTAGATGGGCATCTGCTGCATGCGGTGAGTGATCTTCGACTCGCGAATAGGAGTGGTGACTTGTATGCCACCGCGGCCGAAGCTGGCGTAGAGTCGCCCGGAGAGCGCCTGACAGAGGTCGTAGACTTCATCGGTGCGGTGGCCGGCGGCATCGCAGAGTCCGAACTGGGGGACGACGGGGGCGGGAGGCTCGGATGGCTGGGCGCCGTGCAGGACTTTAGCGACGACGGGGATCTTGGCCTGGAAGCGGTGGTGGATGTCGATGTCGGCGACGGAGTCAAACCAGTCAATCAGGCAGGAGGTGCCGTCCTCGAGCCAGCCCATGATGACTGCCGCGTAGTGGGTATCCTGCGTATCGAAGGTCAGGGTGACCAGATCTGGGACGAAGGGGCAGGTGCCGCGGTAGTAGTGGGCGCGCAGGTCGAGAAGTGACTCGGGAGTGAGGGCGGTGGTCTGGGCGCGAAAGACGAGGCCGAGGTTGTTGTTGAAGAAGTGGAGGAGCTTGGATGCGTCGCCTTCGCAGTCGATAAAGAGCAGAGCGAGGGCGCCCCAGTGGATCTCGGCGTCGAGACAGTAGAGATCGGAGATATGACGGGAGCGGCGGCGCGGGTGCGGCCTGGCGTTGGTAACGAGCCAGCGGCCGGCGAGCATCATGGCGACTTTGGCTTCGAGTCGCTCTCCAGAGAGTAATCGGCGGCGGACCTCGGTCGCGCCTTTATCCTCTCCAGGATACAGATCGGCGTGGTCGGCGGTGAGCAGTTCGCGGCCGGTGATGCGACAGCCGGCCACGCACTCATAGTAGGTCTCGGCGAGGACGCGTTCACGATCCCATGCGCCACCGGTGCCGGGGTGCCCGGCATCTCCTACTAAATCGCGGCAGTGGGAAAAGACGATGCGGCCGAGGCGAGGAGGTGGGCAGCGGGCCCAGTCTTCGGTGATAGGTGTGCCTTTCTTATCCACGGGGCGGAGATTCACGGTGGCGGATTCGCCAAACATGGTGAGCTCCTGGAAGGTGCCGCAATGGGGGCAGGGCACGAGGCGGATGGAGCGGGTGCCGGTGCACCAGCGGCGGTGGAAGGCGGTGCCTGGTCGCTTGGGCTTCGACATGGCGAAGAGCTTGGCGTCGGGGTGGCGGCTCATGCGGGACTCGGCGAGGTCGAAGGTGGAGCCCTCGTCGGTGATCTCGCTCTTGGTCTCGCATTCGTCGAGGGTGACGGTGCGGAGCCACTTGTTTTTGAAGACGCCGGCACTGTATGACCCGGACAAATAGACGGTCATGTTGCGCAGGAACTTGGTATAGGTCCCGTCGTCGTCCGGGTTGGCAGGGAACTCTTCTCCGGCGGCGGCTTCGAGGGTTTTCTCGAGCCGGTCCTTGGAGATGTTTTTGGCTTCATTCTTCGAGTCGATAGCGAAGAGGGTATGACCAGGGGCATGCCGGGGCATGAAGCGGATGTTGTTGAGTGCTGCTTCGGTGTAGCCGGTGCGGGAGGACTTGATGACGAGGTCCTCTTTCCACGCCGGGTCGGTCATGGTCTCGTTGAACTCGCGGACATGGGGTGTGCGAGCCGAGTTATACCAGCCGGAGCGGATAGCGCCCTTAGTGTCGAGAAAGACATTGAAGTCGTCGGCCCACTCCCAGACGGAGCGATCTGGAATGAGCGGGCGGTAGGCAGGGTCGAAGACATCGGAGAGGAGCCACTCGAGGGTGGCGCGGGGGCGGGTCGAGGCCGGGCTCCTTGATGTAAGCGAGACCCGGGGATCAACCTGGCGATTCAGGGTGCGTGAAATTACCGGTTCAGGTCGAGGGGCGACACTAAACTCAACGGAGAGCGGAAGCTCGAGGGCCTCACTCATGCAGGGTGAGGCATAACCTGGGAGGGTGCCGTGGCGGGTTGGGTATCGGAGAAGAATGCGCTTTCGCGGAGCATGCGGAACCAGGCGTCGACGGCCGATACGCAGCGGATCCGGGGGATGCCCAGGTCCTCGACGATGGCGAGGAGGGACTGGGCCATGGCAGAGTGGATGCGGAGGAGGTCACGTTTCACCTCGGCGATGGGGACTACATCACCGCGAGCGCGTTGGTATTCATCAAATGCACGCTGGGCTGCGTTGAGCATATCGCCGGAGCGTTGGGCATTACGCTGGCGGTTGATAATATCGGCTTCTTCGCTACCAGCGAAGGCGCGCTCGAGCAGCGTGAGATTAGCGGAGTGAATGATCTGGAGGCGCTGGAGGTTCTCTTCGATCGTGCCGGCCACCATGTCGGCGCCTTCCATGAGGGGCTTGGCGGTTGTAGTTTCATGAGTAGGCGGGCTCGGGAGTGGGGTATCAGCCGCGGCGGGCCTGGCGGGATCCCTGGCGAGATCGAGGATTGGATCGGCCGAGGAATGGGCTTTCTTACCTGCAGCAGATGCGGCGTGAACTAACTCCGCCGGCGCGGTATTGGATTGATTACGGGCCCACCAATCGACGGCTGAGGATAGGTCGTCCAGTGGGAAGTGCTCGCCGGTGGCCTTTCCGCGGGCGACCCAGCGCTTGATCGTGCGTAGTGAGACTCCAATATCGGCCGCATAAGCAGCATACCCGCGCGCAGATCGAGAGCGGAGAGGCCTTGTTTTTGGGGGTGTCGTAACTGTCACTTCAAGCCGTGGTGTCAAAGTGCCAGAAATGTTTTTTGATGCGGGCGTGGAAACTAGGTTCGGGTCCGTTTAACCCTGCGAAGTGCCTTTTTTCCTAAAAGATTCCTTATGGGGGGTCACTTTTAGGATCTGCACGGGTTGCACCCCACCCCACCCTTCTTTTTTACGGCGCTTCTCTTGTGAATAATAATACCCTCCCATGCTTACCCCTGACTACCCGAACAACTCTTTCATGGTTATCCAATTAAAAGCGTTCGGGTGCTGCATGGGTTGCACTGGGTTGAGTTAAAAAATGGGGGGCGAGGGGGTGGTTATCGATCCGCAGGCCGGCGAAGAAGGGGGTGAAACGCCGCGCGGGCATAAACCCATGCGGCGTGAGCATGGGTTTATGCAGACCCGTGCATGGGCCCGCGGCGATCGGCGATGGAGGAGGCCAGCGATCTCGGGTTGGGCACGAAAAAGCCCACCGTTTCAGGTGGGCTTGGATCACTTGGCGCGGTATTCGATCAGCGCGACTACGTCATCGCTGGCAGGATCTCGACCTGGTAGCGCTTGGCACGGCCTTCGCCGCGCTTAGCGAAGCGCACCCGCCGGCCGTCCTTCAGGCTGAATATGCGCCCCTTCTTCTTGGCGGCCATCTCGTTCGTCAGCAGTAGACCGAAGATGCCGGCGCTCCGACTATTAAGCTCAAACCAATCCGCACCGTCCTCCTCCTTCTTGACCCGGCCATCGAAGAGCCAGGTGAAGAGCTCGTTGTCGTAGCAGGCGTCGACGATCTGCTGAAACTCAAACTCTCCAAGCACGTCGGCCCCGAGGGCGTTCGCGAGCAGCTCGACCAGAGTGCGCATGTGAACATCGCGGCTGTTCGGGCTCTGCTCGTCCTTCGGCCGCTCGAGGGGGTTGCCGAAGCCGGCTGCCTGCACCATGCCGCCCATGATGTCCGACCACTCGGCGAAGCCCGCCAGTCGGCGCGCCTTCTCCGGCGTGCCTGCCCACGGGCGCCCGGCCAGATCCCAGTGGCGCATGATGGCCCACACGGCGGAGAGGATGTCCGAGCGCATCGCGGCGGTCGCGAGCGAAATCGGGTCGATGATGCGGCCGAGCGTGCGATCCTGCGGGTCGAAGTTCTCCAGGTAGAGGCTGCAGGTCAGGGTCCGCTCCGAGATATCAGGCGAGACGGTGAGATTGTTGCCGGTGATAAATACCACCGCCGACCGTGGAGCCTTGAAAATGCGCTGAGAGCCCATGACGCGGCCCGTCCAGATGGGTGTGGTCATGAATGACTCCACGATCTCCGACTGGATGTGGCCGGTTAAGTTGTCGAAAAAGACATACGGCCCGCCCTGCAGTGCAACGGCATCGAGCATCTTGCGCAGCTCCTGCCTATCAGCCATCGTCTGACCCTCGGCGAGGCCGTAGCTGGGGGTGATCGCGAGCTGGGCGAGCAGGGACTTGCCTGACCGATGCGAATTGGCCGTCCAGACGAAGCCCAGTCTGGCTGCAGTGAGGGCCTGGAGGCCGTGGCCCCATGCCGCGCACATCGCGCAGATCTGCACCGCGAGCGAGCGCTCATCGTGGAATGGGAAGTCCTTCAGCAGGTCCCTGAGGAAGCTCACGGCCTCCTCGAGCTTTATGTCCCGGACGGTGACTGCGCTCGGCAGCGTATAAATACCAGTCTCCTCATCGTAGCCGTCGGGCAGCAGCCTCATCGATCCGTCGGCGCGGATGACCGGTGCGGTCACCCAGCCGACCCTCGTAACCTTGCGTAGGCGCTGGCGAAAGGCAGCCGATGCCAGCACCACTCCCGCCTGCGCCTTCGACATCGACTTCGGCACATTATCGGTGCCGCCCTTGATCGCCCGTTTCACATAGGGGACGCAGTAGTCCTCCACGGCGGTCACGAAGGCCTCTGCACTCATGACATCGCACGCCCCGGTCTCGCCGTTGATCGTCACCACTTCGCTTTCGCGGCGGAAGATTAGTTTTTCAGCGAGCAGATTGCCGAGCTCGTGGGCGAAGTCGCGATCCATTCGCCCGCCGCCAGGCAGTTCGATCCACGGGGCCTGTCCCTCGCCCTCGTCATCGCTCTCTCCGCCGGCCAGCACGCGCATGGTCACGGGGGCGGCGGCCTCGTCGGCCTTCGCTCCGAGCAGTTTTCGCATCTTGGCGTTCGCCGCCTTGGATTGGTCGCTGCTCATTTTGAGCCCTCCACTGGAGCGGGAGCCGCCTCGGCCACGCGTGAGTCTGTCTCAGCCAATGCCGCGGCGCAGCGGGTGCTGACGCGCTTGTAGTATTCCAGCCCGCGGCGTAGCCAGCGTAGCCAGCCCTCCTCGTCATCGCCGCGCACCACGGCGGCCTGGGCGCACCAGCTGGCTTCGACGTCGCGGACCACCGGCAGCTCGTTGAGCGCCCTCAAGGGCGCGCCCGGCTGGATATAGAGGAGCTTCTGCGTGCATGCCTTCTCCGTGCGCCAGCAACCCGGCAGCCGGGTCAGTCGCACTGCCGACCAGGTGCCTCGATCGGCGCCGCACATTAGGGCGCCCATCAAGAAGGGCATCAGCGCCTGCTTCTCTGCGTCCCACTCCTCCTTCGTCGCGCAGTCCACGCGGACCAGCGCATGCACGCTGCGGCCGCCGCTGGTGTAAAGCGCCTCGATGCGCAGAGGCATCTGCACGATGAAGCCCAGCCAGTCGCGCACCGGAGCCTCGTCACTCTCCAGGACCATGTAGCGGAAGGCCGTGACACACTCCGCGATCCGCCGCGATGCCCGCGCCGATCCGTCTGCGTGTTTTTCTGCTCGAGGATTCGGGAGGCGCTGCCCGCTCACTGGCTGGGCTAGGAACCAGACCCCGCGCGGGCCTTCCAGCGGCGGCTTCTCATCCGGCCAGATCGCCTCTCCCTGGCTGCGATCATCCGTGAAGCAGAGGACCTTCTCTCCGGGTCTATAAAGGGAGGCGAGGAAGCGCTCTGCCGTCACCTCGGCGGGATCCATGGCCGAGCGGTTCGCCAGCCAGACGAGGTCTACGGCCTGCGCCCAAGTGCCGGCGAGACGCTTGAGGGTCTCCGGCTCATATTGGACTTTTTTCTTGGCCTCGGTCTCGGTCTGGCCGCCGGCGGCCATGCGGGTGGCGGCATTGGGGCGGAAGGTCGAACCCTCCCGGCCAGCAGCCAGGCAGCCCCTGGATTTAAGCCCGTCGGGTGACTGCAGTCCTGCCATCTTGTCGGCGGCGCGTATCTTATGGTCGAGCTCGTGGTCGGTCCACGGGGGCGAGCAACCGCCATTCCACTCGGCGAGCAGTGCCCGAGCTTCACTCAGCGGGAGGTCGAAGCCCTGCACCAGCACACAGGCGACCTTGAGCGCTTGGTTGTGCCCGCCCTGCCCGCTGACACTCGGCGCCATCTTGGCGATGCACCGCCTGGCACGCTCGGTCCGCCAGCGCAGCTCTCCGCTCGGTGAGCTCATCTCGACTTGGATGACCTCGTAGGCCTCGCGGGCCGTCATGGCCGAGCGCCCGAAGAAAGCCAGCATCGCCCGCTGCCCGTCCGAAGGAGGGCGCGGTGTATAGACGGAGGCGGGAGGGGAAAGTGAGGACATAACGGCAGACGGGACTGAAAGGGGGAATGTGGAGAGGCAGGGTCATCTGACTAAAACAGCGGGCGGAGCACCGCAGGCGGAGGAGGGCGTGTGGGCCTGGAGAGCGCCGGCGGCTCATGTCGCAGCGGGATCGTCTGGCCTACTAACACTAGCCGGCCAGACGAGAGGAGCGGTCGGCAGACACTGCCGTCGTTCATCGTGAGGGTGATATTCACATCGACGGCCGCAGGGTCGATACGCAGTGGAGTCAGCGGGCGGATCACGCCGCCTTCCTCTTTTTCTTAGGCTTGGGGCGGGCGGCCGCCGCCGCCCTGGCGGCGCGCAGGGCATGCTCGGCGTCGACTACGGCGGGATCCTGCCGACCAAGGGCGACGACTACGGCGCGGAGCAGATCGCTGGCGACCCCGGTCTCCAGCACCAGCTCGTCTAGCGTGGCATGGCCCATCTCTTCGGCGGCGTCGATGGCCTCCACCTGCTGGAGAGTGACTCCTGCCGGCATGCGGCGCCCTTTATACTCGACTGCCGACTGCTGGATTTTAACCCAGACGATGTGTCGCTGCACGGCGGCCAGGGCTTGGGCATCCGCATGGAACCAGCCCGCAGCTACCGCCAGGCCCATGAGCACGGCCTCGATCTCGGTATATGAGCCCTCGCCGCGACTTAGCGGCCGGCCACTGGAGTGCGCCATAGATGCGCCGCGGGCGTGAAAGTCGTAGCCGTAGCGCCAGAGGCCGTCTGGGGCGAGGGCGGTCGAGATCGAGCACTCAGTCTTCTTTGGCATAGAAGGCACGGTCCAGAAAGTCGGGTTGATGCTCACTCCATTCTCGTTAAAACGGAATGCCGAGGCGACCTCGGTAGTGGCCTCGAGTCGATCCACTTGGGCATCGGCCGCCTCTTCCTCTGCGGTGCGCGTATAAATCACCGGATGCAGGCCGCCAGCCTCCTGGGCAGTCAGGACGATCGGATCCGGTGCCTCATGGCTCTTCTCGATCTCCGCCTGCGCCTGATCCTCGCTCAGATTATAGTTGGGTGACGGGATGACGAGGTGCTGATGCCATTCAGCCACCCACTTCGTCTCGGATCCCTCGGCGCGCAGGGCCGGGGCAAGGATCAAGAGGTCACAGATTGCCTCAAGCTGGGCGATGTTGGTGAGTGCCGACACGATCTCCATGAGCTCGCCCTTCGCCGCATCTACCTTCGGGTCCTCTTCGGTGATAGCCTTAACCACGAGGAGGGCATCCTCGGCGTCGCAGCAGCGCAGCAAATGCTCCCAGCGCAGCGATGCGCGGGTGTAGCCGAAGCCCTTGGGCTGTTTGTCGGCGCTGAGGGCATCATACAGCTGAAGCATCCACTCGGCCGAGGCTCGGAGCTTCCTGGCTTTCGACTTTACCGAGGCCTGCTCTGCCCTCTTCGCTGCTTTCTCGCTGCCGGCCAGGCTGCCATGGGTTGGCTCCTGGGCGTCATGTGAGGCAGGCAGGCAGGCCATCGATGGGGTCTCTACCCGTTCACCGGTCAGACTGGTATGAGTGCTGCCGGTATTGCCCCTCAGGACGTATTCCGCCGCGACCCCTGCCCTGAAGATGTCAGGCTCAGTCGTAGCTGCCAGAGCCTCGCGGATAAGCACGAGATCCACCAGGCGACCATGTCCATCGGTGCCGATGAATAAGCGCGCGGCGGGTGAGACTTCAGAGAAACTTGGGCGGCCTTGGGCTATGACCTCGGCCTTGAGTAGGTCTTGGGGGATAGGTCGGGTGGCGATGGCGTAGCCAGATTCAGGGTGGGGCTCGATCGATCCTCCCTGGAAGATACGCGCGTTTTCGCTCGCATCGAGGGCGATCCGGCCAGCGCCGCGGGCGGCGAGGCGATGGCGCATGCTGCCGAGCTTATCTTCATAGCAGCCGGGATTCATGCAGGTGTGTGGATTCTTAACCACCCCGTATTCAGTCGGATTATTTCCTGCTCGGTAGTGGCAGCTCGAGCAGGCTCCGGCCGCTGGCAGCAGGCCCTCGTCGGCGGTATCGAAGGGAGCGCCCTTGAGCGTCCGGGAGTATTTAGCGCTGCGAAGTGCATGCGCATCTAGGTAGGAAAGGGGGCCGGGCACATCCTCGGGCGTAAGCACCTCCTGGGCGAACTTCGCCCGCGCCACCCCAGGCACTCCGGCGATGAGGTAGGCTGTCTGGGGTGCCAGGGTGCCGCCCTGCACTGCGTCCTGGGCGAAGTCAGGTAGCTCGAGCAGCGCCAAGCAGCGGTGGATCGAGCTGCCTGATACCCCCGCGAGCGCTGCCACTTTATCGAGCGTTGCGCCGGCGCGGGAGAGGGCACTGCGCGCCCAGCGGGCCTGCTCGAGCACGGTGAGTCCCCTGCCTTCAGTGCCAGTAACCCACGCGATCTGCAGGATATGGTCGTCCGACCAATCCCCGACTTGGGCCTCAAGGGCGGTGAGGCCGGCCTCCTGGGCGCCCCACCAGCGACGCTCACCATCTACGAGCTCGTAGTGACCGGGGCGAGTCGGGTGGGGACGCACCCAGACGGCTACCAGTTGGCCGGCGGTCTTTAGGCTGGCGGCCAGGGCAGCTCGATCGGCCTTGGCGACCATGCGTGGATTTAATGGCGACGGATGGATCTGGCTGATCTGGATCCGCTGGGCGGATGTTTTAACGGCGTTCAAATTGGTTTGGAGATTCATGATTAAACTATTTTTTCACCGATCTGGCGCGGTGCTGGTTACCTTTTTGAGCAGCGGCCATCTTGGCTCTCGCTCGTTCGCTTTTACGTCCCGGCAAAGTAGTATGGCGGTATCCGCCCTTAATGAGTGTCGTATCAACGGCGCCGGCGCGCGCTGACTCGGCTGCGCGGCCCTGTCCGAACAGACTCGCTGCCTCCTCGCAGGTCAGTCCATGGACTAGGTCCGGGCGATAGAGCCGCGTATAGGTTACCAGCCGCTTCGCTGCTCGGCTAAGATCTACACCACCCTCCCAGATCCACCCCAGCCAGGCGGCGATGGCCTCGCCACGGATGGCCTGCTCATCGGTGGTATATTCGAGCTCCTCAGCTGCCGCCATTATATCGAAGGGGGTGAGCGCTGTGCTCGCCATAATATGCTGGCCACTCCGCCGGATTGCGGCCCCCACCGCTCCACTCGGAGTATAAATGCTACTCACTGCACGCCTCCGGGCAGAAGCAGAAGCTGCGACTCGGCGCCGAATCGGGTGCCGCTGCCGGCCAGTCCGGCGGCCAGCACGCACTCGGTGCTGGGCATCCAGCAGGATTCCCTCGGCGAGTGGATGAAGCGGGTGCCGCCCAGCATAGACTTATTCAGCGCCGGCAGCCCGCAGACCGGGCAGCTCATGCCTCGGAATATACGGGCGCGCACCGCCGAGGGCCTACGCCGAGCCCGAGCGGCGGCCAGCGCGGCCTTCCACTCGCGGTCGCCGATGGTGGGGAAGAGGGCGGAGCTCATGCGGCCGCCTCCGGCTTGAGCTTGAGCGAGGCCTCGAAAGCCGCCGAGCGGGCTCGCATGCGGGCCACTCGCTGAGCCTCCACCTCGGCTTCAAACTTGATGCGGGCCCGGATCTTTCCGGCTACCAGCTTTGAGCAGTCGATCGCGGCGACGATCTGCTGTATGCTCATGCCGACAAAGGGCGTGACGTCCCGCTTGCTCCGGCGGCGCTCTCCTGAGCCGTAATCACGGCGAGGCGTTATGTCGACGCCTCGCGAGGGCTTGACCTGGCGGACGAGTGTAGTCTCCGCGATGCCGAACTTCTTCATCCCGCGCTCGAGGAGCCCGACGCAGCGGGCGGCGATGGTGTCTGAGTGGCCATCCGCCATAGCCCTGCCATTCCAGGTGCTCATGCGGCGGCCTCCTCGGGCAGCTGGATACCATAGCGCTCGCAGGCCGCATAGTAAGCGCTCACATAACACGTCAACGTCAGGGCAGACATTTCGCGCTCGCGCTGTATCTGCGCGGCGATCCGGCATAGCCCTCGCAAGGTGTAGCGGATGATTCCGCCGTCATAGATAAAATGAGCCGGGGATCCCAGCTCCGCCAAGGCGGCAGCCCGATACAACGCTGCCCGAGTTAGCCCCGTGATTTCCGAAACGCGGTCGATGGTCACTGTATGGTTTTTATGGTTTTTCATTTTTGGTTATTTTCCGATAGGGGTCCTGCCGTCGGGGGCGTTCTCAATCGGCCCGGTCCGTAATCCGCCACGCCTTGAGGCGGGAGTGGGTGCGTCGGCGCCGCCGGCGGCAGGTAAAGAGGAGGAGATCGGAGCGCGCAGGGCTTCGTCGCTGGGTGTGGCATTTTTAACCGCAGCGACGCCGTCGCCGTCTGGGGTTGCCGCCTGCGTTGCGGGCTCCTCGCCCGCCGCGCCGATCTCCAAAGTGTATTCCGCGGCGAGCAAGGCCGCCATCTCGATGGCCATGCAGGCATCGCAGGCCCCATGGCTGCGCTCGCCATCCATGCTGGGCTCACAGACGACCCAGCCCAAAGTGAGCCGGCAGTAGCAGCAGACCCGCTCCATGAGCGGAGTGCCGGCCGGAGCGGCATCGCGTGCGGAGACGTGGGTATCAATCGCGACGGCGTTCATACGGTGGCCTTTATCTTCCGGAACTTCGCCACCTGGTCGGCGGGTATCTGGTATGGCTTGCCAGCCTTAGTCACCGCGATCTGGCGGCTGGCGATGCGGCGGTAAACGTAGAGCGGCTTCCGGCCGATGGCGGCGGCGAACTGTTCGACGCTCAGCAAGTCCCGCACGGGAGCGGACACCGTCGCCGGTCGCTGCAGTAGCAGAGCCTCAATCCGGCCCAGCCGTGCGTTGATCTCCTCCAGCTCGCTCACCTCGCTGACTGACAGCACCGGCCGGAGCACGTCTGCGAGCACTTTATCCATGTCGGCCATCACTCGGTGGCTCTGGCTCCACGAATAATCTCAAACCGGAGCACTACGAAGCCCACTTGACTCTCGAGCTGATCGGCGGCGTCGAGGGCTTCATCCAGGCGACCCGTGAATCGCTCCACAAACGTGCACCGCGAGCCATAGAGCCAGATGTGCCAGTGATGGGGGTTGTTGGCCTTCATGCCTCCTCCTCCACGCTTCCAGACTCGCCTGCCCCAGAGAGGGCGAGCAGGGCATAGCCGCAGATCAATGCGGAAAGCCCGAGGCCGGCATAGATTATAAACGCCCAGCGGCAGGCCTGGGCGAGGTAAGTGACAAGATCAGCGGTGCTCATAATTAGGCGGCCTTGGCTTGGGTTGCTGTGTTTTGCTGTGTTACAGCATTTGCCAAAAAGAGGCGGATCTGGCTGGCAAGCGAGCGGCCCTCGGCCTTCGCGATGAGTTTCAGTTCTTCGACCAGTGGTTTTTGGAGCTGGGCTGTAATGCTTATTTTTTCGTCCATGAAAAATGCTGTCACACAGCAAAACACTCCGTCAATCAAAAACATTTACTTTAGTGTAAAATAGTTTTAACTGAAACCATGACCGCAAAACGTCCCACCCAACGCGACCCGAAGAAGGTCGCCTTCTCCGTCGCTCTTCCTCGTGCTTTGGTTGCTGAGTTGGAGCATCTCGCCAAGAGTGAAACCCGCAGCCGCAACGGCCAGATCGAGCGCTTTCTCGCCGAGGCAGTGGCCAAGTATCACGCAGAAAAAGGCCGGCCGGAGCTCTATCCCTTGCCCGAGCCTGATCTCGACAAGGATATCGCGCCCGAGCCACCTCCGCCTCCCTTCGGCCAGTCGCAGAGCCAATCGAAGAGCGAGTCGCAGAACGATGACGACCTGCCACCGTTACCCGCTCCCAAAGCCCCGAAAAAGCGGCGATAAAACAAAACAAACGCAGAACGCTTCACCCTCTACTCTCACATCTCGGGTCTCACCAGCCCGACCATTTTCCCCTCCCCTTCGGGGGAGTCTCTAATTGCCGGACTATGACAGGACGAGACACTTACGGAGTGATTTGCGGAGTCAATCAAATGACCATCCGCGACAATAAAAGACCCGTTTTGACCCGAAAAGACGCCAGTTTTGCACGGCTTTTGGTCATGCATTTTCGGCGAGACGAGGGACGGCAGCGACGCGAGGGCCTCGACGGTTCGCAGGTGCGAGTTGTCGTTGTAGGTCTTCATGGTCAGGCTAATTTCGCCGTGACGCATCAAACCCATAGCGACCCGAGGTGCTACACCGGACGAATTCAAAAGAGTGCAGAAGGTTGCTCGCAAGGCGTGGAAATCGAATCTGCGGCCGTATTCGTCGCGGTAAGGGATGCCAGCGGCGACAAGATCACGCCGAAAGGTTTTGATGTTGGGAACACGGTTGCGAAACACCCACTCAAACGGCTGCGAATTTTCTGGGATGTAAACTCGCAAAGCCGCCGCCACGTCACGGTGTAGATCGTTTTCGGTTGTTTCGCCATTCTTGGAGATCGAACCAGGACAACGCAGGGTCGGGCGCGTGGGGTCTAGGTTGAGATCGCCGACAGTGACGCCGTTGAGTTCGTGACGACGAAGGCCAGTCAACATCGCGAAGAGATAGACCGTTGATCGATGTTGCGGCGCGGTTTCGAGGAGCTTGCGCAGTTGCTCGACAGTGGGGACGTAGCGGACGCCGCGAGTCTCGCGAATCTTGATTTTTTGAACAGCTGCGAGCGGGTTGCAGGCGAGCACGCGGGACTTGACGAGCCACGTTAAAAACGTGTTCCCGTAGCCGAGCGCGTTATTTGCATATTTAGGCGAAACAGTTGCGCGCCAGACTTCGAAGCTTTGCGCGGTCACATCGGCGCCCGTGATCCACTTGCACCGCTTGAGTAGCTGGCCCAACACGACGCGATAAACCCGCACCGTGGCAACAGCACGTCCCTTCGCCTCAACGTGAACGAGAAAGGCCGCCAGATGGGGAAGAAGCGGTGCCTTTGACGCCTTGCGCGAGGATTGAAGCGGAGGCATGCCCGCCGCCTCACGCTGGAAATCAATATCCATGGCGCGGGCGCGTTCCTCTGCGATGTCCTTTTGCGTAAGACCCAGCGAAAGCACGCGAGGGCGCGACCAGTCAGGCAAAGTGAAGCGGCCCGAGTAGAATTTCGACTCCTTGCCACGGGAGACGGGTTTGAAGACATGAAAGGGCAT